CTAAAATCAGTTTACCACCTTCAGAACCATCTGCTGCTGTAGCAATAGATGCCTCCATTTTAGCAAATATATGTTGTTGCTGTGCAGCATCATCTCCAATAAAAGATATTAAACCAACTATATCTCCATCTGCACCAGCAGTACCTTTGTCTTTTCTAAGGTGTAATTCAGCACCATTAGTATCTCCATTTGTATTTATTAATTTAACTATAGGGTCACTAGAATTTGCTGATGTAAATGTTATGGTATCTGAATTTACAGTAAGATCACCACCAACTGTTAACGTTCCGCTTACATCTGCATTACCATTTATATCTATCGCAGTGGCTGTAAGATCAATTTCGTCAGTAGCTCCCAAAGAAAGCACCGTGGCACTAGATCCTTGTATGAATTGGCTTGCGTCATTAAACATAAGTTTTCTAGTACTGTTTAAAGTCAGCCCTGTGTCATCAGTATGTGTTAAGGTAACATCAGATCCCGCACCAAAAACAAGTACTGATGAATCTGATAACAACTTAACATCATCACCAAATACAGCGTCTTTTACTACAGATAAGCCACCATCAGTTTGTAAAGAGCCATCTGTTGTGCTTGTAGCTTCTGTCGTATCATCTGTTTTAAGAATGCCAGAAGCAGTGATAGCATTAAATACTGACGCGTCATCTGCTGTTATTTTGCCTACGTGTAAGTTTGCATAATCATCAATAGTTACATTACCAGCAGTAGTACCGTCTTCTGTGTTAGTATTTGCCGTAACAAATTCATCAGCGGATTCATCCCAAATAAAAGCTCTGTTTGCTTGATTGGTAACTGAACCATTACCTCTGGTTACTACAAAACCTTGGTCATAAGCGGTTCCTGTATATGTTTGACCATATTTTACGAGAGGGTCAGTAACTGTTAAATTAGTTGTGTTTACTGTAGTTGTAGTACCATTAACCGTAAAATTTCCAGTTACAGTTGTATTGCCCGATAAAGTAATACTGTTGCCACTAATAGTTAAATCAGAACCATCACCTTCTATCTTTTCTCCATCATCGCCAAAAGTTAAACCCACGTTAGCAGGAATATTTATATCTGTAGTAGCAGTAAGATGGAGATCATTAGAAGAATTAATAGTTAAATCTGTACCGTTACCTTCTATCTTCTCGCCATCATCACCGAAAGTTAAACCCACGTTAGCAGGAATATTTATATCTGTAGTAGCAGTAAGATGGAGATCATTAGAAGAATTAATAGTTAAATCTGTACCGTTACCTTCTATCTTCTCACCTGCATCTCCAAACACCATGCCTATGTCATTGGCTAAGTGTACATCTGAGGTAGCAGCTAAGTTAATTTTAGCTCCAGAAGTTATGGTCAGATCAGTGTTATCGCCTTCAATCTTTTCGCCCGTGCCGAAGGTAATACCCACGTTGGCAGGGACAACAACATCTGAAGTAGCAGTTAGGTTAATTTTAGCTCCTGACGTTATGGTTAAATCAGTGCTATCACCTTCAATCTTTTCTCCCGTACCAAAAGTGATCCCTACATTGGCAGGTATGATAACGTCGGCTGTAGCAGTAAGATTAATATTATTACCAGTAATAGTAAGATCTGTACCGTTACCTTCTATCTTCTCGCCAGCATCGCCAAAAACTATGCCTACATCATTTGGAAGATGCACATCTGAAGTTGCTGTTAAATTAATTTTAGCCCCAGATGTTATAGTTAGATCAGTGTTATCACCTTCTATCTTTTCACCTGTACCAAAAGTAATGCCCACGTTAGCAGGTACAACAATATCTGAAGTTGCTGTTAAATTAATTTTACCTCCAGACGTTACAGTTAAATCAGTGTTATCACCTTCTATCTTTTCACCAGTACCAAAAGTAATGCCCACGTTAGCAGGTACAACAATATCTGAAGTTGCTGTTAAATTAATTTTAGCTCCAGATGTTATAGTTAGATCAGTGTTATCACCTTCTATCTTTTCACCAGTGCCAAAAGTAATGCCTATGTTAGCAGGAATAACCACATCTTCTGTAGCCGTTAAATTAATGTTATTACCACTAATAGTTAAATCAGTACCGTTACCCTCTATCTTTTCACCGTCATTACCAAAAGTTAGTCCAACATCTGCTGGAATGTTTATATCTACTCCAGCCGTGAGGTTTATGTCTCCATCTGCTGCTAAATCTAATGTAGCATCTGCACTTGAACGTATTGAAATAGCAGAATCTCTAAACTGTAACTTCATAGCTGCGTTTAACAATAATCCTGTATCATCTACGTGCGTTAGAGTTACGTCTGTATCTGCACCAAAACCAAGCACTGCGCCATCAGATTGTAATGTAAGATCGTCATCTACAAACAAGTCAGGTATGGCTAGGTCTTGCATAAGGTCA